GAGAGTTTCACTGGTATAATCATCATAAATTGTAAATTCGCCTAGAGTCCCCGCGCTATTTCCTGGGAAATAGTTTAAGTTATTACTTCCTGTATAAATATTTCCAAAGAGGGTAGCTGCAAATCTCTTACCAGTAGCGGAACCACTAAATACATCATTTAAGAAGTAGATAATGGAAAGATTATCGGCAGTTGTGAAAGCGACTGAGAATGCTGGAGTTCCTGTTAGAGTAATTGTTGCATTGGCTGATTAAATTACCGATCCGCCATAACTGGAGATATGACTCTTACAGCCTCCAGTAATTGTATAATCATTATAAAGATAACAAGTTCCTGCGTACCAAGCTGCGACATGATCTGTTGTATAGCCAGTACCAAAAGTAACTCCAGTCCCACATTCAGCAACAGCTCCATAAGAAGCTTGAATTGCATTTGGGGAGGAGGCAACTGTCTGCAGCTTCAAACTCTGATACTTTACATAAGCACCATTAAAAGCATAAATGCCATCAATAATTGTATTCGTAGGAGTTACTGTATCTCCTTCAACAATTACAGCTACAGCAGTGTAGACTTGAAGGAAAGCAAAGGAACCAGTATTTCCTAATTTAATTTTCAGAGCATAAAAAGTATTATCTGTTTGTCCAGCCCAATCATAATTCTGAAGAAAATAATTAAAAGCGTACTGTGGTGTAAGGAAAGCACTTCCTGCCGTGTTTGCAGAGCCATCTCTTCCTGCTACATCAGAGCCATCTGTTCTGCAGTAAAGAGTTACAAGAACGCCAGTACCTTTTGGAAGCTTTCCTGCAAGTCCTGTGCTGGCACTTGTACTTAGAGAACTTACAGCAGTAGATAAGGAAACTCTGACTGTCGAAGTACTAGTTGAAAGGGAAGTGACAGTTGAATTAGTGGTTGAAAGTCCAACACTAAGAGAGGAGATTCCAGTACTTGTTGAAGTTGAAAGGCTTGTTACTGTAGAATTTGTAGTGGAAAGCCCGGTTGAAAGTGAAGTTATCCCAGTAGAAGTGCTAACAGAAAGACTGCTAACTGCTGTACTAAGGGAGACTCTCGCGGTGGAAAGGCTCGTAATTCCAGTAGAAGCGGAAACAGAAAGGGAAGAAACTCCTGTAGAAACAGAAGCAATCCCTGTACTCGCTGAGGTACTGAGCGAAGTAACAGTTGAATTTGTCGTACTGAGCGCTGTAGAAAGAGAAGTTACCGAACTGTTAGTTGTTGATAGGCCGGTAGAAAGAGAACTAATCCCAGTTGAAGTACTTGTTGAGAGGGAAGTAACACTAGAAGTAACAGTAGACAGTCCTACAGATGTACTTGTAGATAACGAAGTTACCGTAGAATTTGTTGTTGAAAGGGCAGTGCTGAGGCTTCTAATTCCTGTGCTGGTAGAAGTGGAAAGAGAAGTTACAGTAGAGTTTGTGGTACTTAAACCCGTGCTAAGAGAAGAAATACCAGTGGAAGAGGAAGTACTGAGAGAGGAAATCCCAGTACTTAATGAAGTAATCCCTGTTGAAGCAGAAGTTGAGAGAGAAGAGATTCCAGTGGAAAGAGAGAGATCATAAGCTACAAGAGAAGAAAGAGAAGTAGAAAGAGAGGTAACATCTCCAATAGTAATTGGAAGAAGGCCAATCTTTCTCCAAGTATTTGGATAGTAAAACACCCAATATTCAGATGTGTCCTTCTGATAAGCTATTTTGTAGCTATGTGCAGGCGTGAGAACCTCCGCAACTCTTGTCGCAGCATCCGGAAATTCCCAATAAACAAAATCTCTTGAAATTACATATTGACTAAGCATTATGCAACTTGTCTAAACAATCCCATAGAAACGTACATATCATACCTATCTTTTTCTTCTTGATTAGCGGCATAAAAGAAAGCCGCATCAATATCTGTGCGGCGATTCGGTGTACTGTTTAAAAGTTGCGCAGGAATAATTCTTATATCTTTATAAGTTCCTAGTGAAGCCGCAGATTTTGTGCGATCATAGGAAGCATCAGGAACATCGAACTTTGGTTGCCCATTTGCGTAATCGAATGTTCTTGCCGTAAAAGTCTGATCTCTCACTTTGCTTTCTCGCTTGTAACTCTGAGAGCTTCAAGAATTGCAAATTTCCACACTGCCCACAGGAGACTGCATGCTGCTGCTACTTTTGCTACCCAAACTGCTACTCTTTCAATTCCTCTAAGAATTTTCAATCCAGTCTTAACACCATTTCCAAAATTAATGTATTCTCGAATGGCTGCTGTATTTTCATCCATCCTCTGACCTACAGCTTCCAAAGAAGCTTTGAGCGAAGCCACATCAGCATTCATAGTCCTATAACCTTTCTCAAGTTCAAGGATGCGATTCTGTGTAGTTTCATCCGCCACAATTCCCCTCTTTTCTTACTTCAATTATTGCGCAGAGATAAGATCTTTCCTAGCTGCCATGTAATGATCTCGCGCGGAAGCTGCAAATGCGGCCATTGATTTCTCATCGCCAATAGAGCGAAACATTGTTGCACAAGCCCTATCAATCACCATATAAGGCTGGAGATCAAGCAGCCAAAATGTATCTGGTCCTGAAAGAATCGGAGGATAGGAATAAAAGCCAACATCTAGGGAAGAAGCAAGAGTACTCAAAGAGATGTTGACATTCGTACCAATCTCATAATACTTATTACCTGTGCAACCTTTCAGAATCTCAACTTCTGACATTGGAGAAAGGAAGCAAGTAGTTCCTGCAATTTTAATAAACCTAAACTTTCTGAATCTCGTCATCAAAGATTTTGCAAAAGCTTGGGTATATTGTGTCGCATCAATTGTAATTGCCTGCTCGTTATAATCAGCAGCGAAAGTATTGTCCAAGCAGTAAAATGAAATAGCAGCATTAATTTCACGCCTGACTTCTACAATCTTGTCAGGGCGCTTAATTGTGCTAACAACTTCAGTCACTGCTTGGTCAAAGTTCATTTTCTTCTTTCTTACTTGGTAATTTCTTCAACCTTGCCGATAGAAGCATAGTGCCTCAGCATGCCCAGAGCTTCATCATCAATCGCATAGAAGAAACCATCCTCGTGTTTGATCTTCACACCTGAGCGATCGAAGAACTGGCGAAGAGTCAATGTCTTGAAAACAGCTTTAGACAAATCTGCTTTCTTAGGATCAACTTCACCAACAGGAATCATAGAAGGAGCTTGAGGGCCACTTGCCATGGCTTCGGAACTTTGAATTCCAGTAGCCATGTTAAGTTCAGGAGCCTCGCCAACTTGATCCGGTTTACCGCCACCGGGGATTGCACCAGCTACTTTAGCTGCATTGATAGCATCTTGACGAGCCTTGAGAGTATCTTGAAGAGAAGCCATTTTAATTCTCCAAAAAGAACCTAGTAAATGTTCTCCAGGAAGGAGCGGCCTGCATCTACTAGGTTTGAAAAGGGACAGGAAATTGAGCAGTTTTTCGTAGCATGCTCAGGCTACAGCTTCTGTCTGGGAGAACTCGCGGAAACCTCAGACAGCGTGCATCCTATTACGCGGCACCGGCCGTCAGACCGTCCACGTAGCAGCAGGAGAACGGGTTGATAAGCTCAACAGCAAGCTCAGTAGTAAGCGAGCCGCCTTGACTATCAGCACCATTATCTGCGTTACGGTCACCGCCATAGTTCTCGGCTTTGGTATCACGACCATCCATATAAGCCAACTTCAGAGCTGACATATCCATGACAAGCATGGTACCAGTGCGAGACAGACCGTTAAAGAGCGGATGCTCGATAAGGTTGATACGACCTTTGTAGAACTCGAAGCTGGAGAAGCGCATACCAAAGGAGGTTTCGCCTTGCTGGATCATGAGCTGACCAGACAGACGAGCAACTTGGTTGAGCACTTTCATAGCCGTAGCGTCACAGAAGCCGACACGCTCTTTAGCATTGCCAAGGTTCGTAGAATACAAGAAAGCGGGCTCCACCAAAGCCACGAGCTGATCGTAGTTGGTAGTAGCACCTGCCGTATTCGTATTCTCAGGGCAATACTGTTCCATCGCATCCAGCACACCTTGCGTGGCGTGAACAGGAGTCGTACCACTAGTATCCATCAGCGGCTGACCCCAGATGATTGCAGATTCAATATCCACAGAGTGGAACATTGCGCAATCATTGCGGTTTTCTGCGATATTGACGATACCAGCTTCGGCATAAGAAGCACGAGCCGTATCTGTCAGAGCCCACGCATTACGGAAGATTTGCGTATAGTTCGGAACATACGCAGTCGTTAGGCGACGAGCAGTCGGACGGTTAGAGCCTTCTTCAAAAGCACTACCTACATTGATCCATTTATCACCGTTATTGACAGCAGCAGCTGCAACGCGACCGAATGCACGAGTGACAGCGACAATAGTAGAACTGTTGATACCCGTAATACGGACATTCTCACGAGTACGCGGATTATGGAACACCATACCAACAGTGACACCAGCCGTAGAAGGCCACGTCAGAGTAGTATCGCCCACGAGCGCAGTCGTTCCCATCGTAATGACAAGGAACGTCATCACTTTTGTGAAGTAACCATGCTGAGAAATCTTTGCACGGCTACGGCCCGATTGGGAGCTAAGCGCAAACATAGGCGCAGAGCCGTTCGGGAAGCGTCGAAGAATCTGGCCTGCAAAGCTGCGTACATTAAGCTCTGCAGGGTTGCCAGTGTTTACGTTAAAAATACCAGTAGCGAGACCCATTTCAATTCCTTAGAAAGATTTAAGAATTAGCATCATCAGCGAAGAACTCATCCCAGTTCGTCTCTTTAGATGCAACCTGATTACCATTACCTTCGCCTGTATCTTGGATCACCTTAGCAATTTCAGAGAGATATTCCTTAGCCATCCTAGCGATTTCTCGCGGTGCAGCGTCAGGATGAAGCCTCTGAAGCCTAGTAGCAATCTCAGTCAGTTGTTTTTGGACAACCGGGTGCTTATAGTTAGGAGTGTTAGACAATTCTTGATTTGTCAGCTCCTCTTTTACCCTAGAAGGCAGTGTTTTACCACTATACGCCTCTCTAGCTCCTACGAACTTGTCGGTAAGCACACCGCCATGTTCAATTGCTGCACGATACACATTCCTATTCGAGCTTTGGATAATATCCATCATGGATTTTACATCCCCAGCCAATGCTTTATTCATCAATTCGGGATCAATTCCACGCATAAAGTCCTGACTACCGACGACATTATCCATCACTTTTGGATCAATATTAAACGCAGGAGGTGTATCCGGGTTAGCTGGATTATCGAACATCTTGCCGTAAACATCCAGCGGGTTGGTGGGTTCATTGGGATTGGCATTTTGGCCATTTCCTTGATTGTTGTTATTATTTCCTTGATTGCCATTCGGCTGATTTTGCGGATTATTTTGTTGACCGCCTGTCCTCAGATTGTTAGGGATATTCTGAGGTTGCTGCTGCGGTTGTTGCTGCTGAGATTGCTTGTTGGAAGCGAAAGCGCCAGTGAACCAGTTCATTTGAAAACTCCTAGTTTGAGAAATAAAGATTAAAAAGATGCCTCTTGAGAAGGCTTTTCGATTTTTAGAAGCGTTTCAAGCGCATCTAATCCACCCACGACGACAGCTTGTCGACGCACGTAAGATTCTGAGGTTTCTTCTGGCTTAGGAAGTCCATTGGCGATTCCTTTAATACAGCCGGTCTGAAGATGTTTGAGGTATTTCCTGAGTACTGGTGTATGAAGAACTTGAGCAAGTTCATACATTTCAGCGTCTGTGAAAGTTACTTCTGGGATGAGAACGTCGAGATTCATTATTGATTTCCTTGCCCTTGAGTGATGTTAGCTGTATTGAGTCGAGCTTGCTGCTGAGTCTGTAGCTGGGAGGGGTCTAGATTGGCTGCAGGAACAGAATTATCAGGAACAAGAGGATTAGGCTGACCAGGAGATTGCAAATTATTAACTGGGATATTAGTTGCTCCAGCGACTGCCTGTGGATTTTCATAATTTGGATCATACTGCTCAAATCCTTTTGCACCAGATAGGCTCATGAAGTGCGCAAACATAGCTGGAAGTCTAGTTCCATAAGCTTGTTGGAGAAATGGCGAATTCATAATCATCTGCATGCCAGCCGAGATGACGTCAGTGGATGCAGTTACAGATTTAGGAGAATATCCATCACTTATCTTGAAACTCAAGGCCGCGCTTCTCAAATCTGCGATCTTAACATCTAGTTGCCTCCCAGAAGCTTGTGAAGTGTAGATACCATCATCACCATATTGAATGATATTCAAAGCAATGATAGACTTTAAAGGCATGAATACTTGATGCTCAAGAAGAAGAGCAGGAACACGCATCCTTCCATCAGAGCCAGACATAGTGTCTGTCCACTCTTTAACACTCTTATTGCCCTTCTGGAATTGTCCTTGCCTCGGATTATTTACTCCATGAAGATCTTTACTGAATTGGACAATCAAAGAAGCATCTTGAATCGCTGTCTCAGTTCCTCGAAGATCAAAAGGAATTTGCGCATAAGCGTCTTTGATATTCTTTTGAGAGAGGGCGCTAATTTGGACAGGAATTTTAGGAGCTGGATGCTTGGAATTAATATCCGTCGGTTTGATCATATCAGGCACGTAAAGTGCCCTATCGCTAACAGCGCGACGAGCTGCCGCAAACCTGATATTGAAGAGCGTAGCTGCAGCGTCTTGGAAAGGAATCTCTCCCTCTGCAATAGATTGTGTCTGATAACCTAAACCATCTTCAAGGGGTTGTCCGAAAAGAATGGGGAGATAATCATAAGCTGAGATAATCCTATCTGCATAAACAACAAACTGCCCATTGCAAATAATGAATTTCCAAATCTGCGGAGTATTCGGTTGAGGAGCAGCAATGCCCATATCAGCTGGCATAATGCGAGCATACATAGTAACAAGCTCATACATGGCATCCATGCTAGGAACACCACGTCTTGTATTCTTGCCAGGTTCAAACCATGCATCCCAATTAGGAGAAGCATTCCTATTACGTCCTGGGGCTACTACGTAATCTGAAATCTGCGGATCATCTCTGAAATAGGCTGACGAATCGTTGAAACTGGAAGAACCAGTACCAAGAGCTGCTTCAATATTCAGAGCTTTCCTATCCTTACCCCATTTATTAAGCATTCTTTTGAATTTCATCCTAGAAACTCGGGAAATATGCCCTGCATAATCTCCAAGACAGGAAACATCGCCAGGATTAACTGACCAGTCCCAAATAAGATTCCTGGGATTCAGCCTTGTGATTCTGTTGAATTTCTTTTGACTCCTATTAATGGATTGCCCTGCTGCAGCACTGATATCCGTTAGAACAGAAAACTGGTCAATCGTGTCCCATTCAACCTCAATTGCGGACAAGTTATACTTGCAGCCATCACGAAGAAACATCAGAAGATGACGAGGATACGCGCCTAGTGCAGAATGATCATCAATGATCGCTTCCAGGCTCTCTGCTAGAAGTCGCTTAGATGGCAGAGAAGAAACAGGAAAGAGAGGAGTTCCAGAAAGGAAAACTTCTGCAAGATAGGCTACATAAGAGTCAACTTGAGAAACAACAATAGGAGGAGTTACATCATCATTTGCAAAAACATCGCAGCCAGTATTGGCTTCTCTACTCCTGTCAACTCCGTCGCTGTTGGTTGTTTCAATACTTGCTTTATAACGTGCATAAGCAATATCAATCTTATCCATCTTGTCACGGATATCTGTGAATTGATTATGCTTAGTTAGCACGCCTTGAACATAATTGATCACATTCCTCTGAGCTTGAGGACTGAGATTCCCAATCTTGGAAAGATCAATTGTTTCTTTGAAAGTCTTAGCAGTAGCCATTTCTTAATCCTCAGAAAGGAGTATTATTACCAACAACAGATGCATCAGTGATAGCCCACTGACCATATCGTTTGTTATTCTTTACAAGATGCCAATATTCATTTCGCACATCGATACCATAGGCACACGCATCAAGCACGTCATCCTTGTTCTTCTTATCTTTACTCTTGGTAAGACCTATCTTATACTTCATTGCTTGCCACACAAAGATGGGTTTTGGCCCTTCCATGAGGAAGTAGTTTTGTGCGTACAATTCTGCGACAAAAAGTCGAATACGAGCTTCTTTAGACCGACCTTTTGGCTTGAGCGGGACGACCTCGACACCTTGAACCTTGAATTCGTTGAAGTATTTATTAAACCAAAATAGCAGTGTCTGCTGATAAGCAACATCTTCCACTCCTATCAGGGATGCACCATGCTTCATCGCTAGACGAATTGCAGCAAGAATGAGCTGCTCAGGGTCTTTAATAGAGGCGTCAATTTCTGCTACATGGCCCTTGCCATCATGTACATAGTGGACGACAATAACATTATCATCTGAAGCTTCCCTGAAGCCAGCAGGATCAATTGTTATGAAGACGCCATCTGGTTCAATGTGAGCTTCTAATGGAGAAAGGTCAAGAGGGCCGTGAAGAAGAGACAAAGCCCTTGAAACGGGGTCATTCATCACCTCGGCAAACCAAATATCCACCTCATTCATGGATTCATCATGGAAATAAGACTCCATGAGTTCTTCCAATGAGTGCAGCTGTGGCCAAAGTGGCTCGCCGTCTTCTAGAATTGCTCCTGTGATTAAGGAAACCCAAGCAGGATTATTCTTCAGTTGGTAAAGAATGCACTCATCAGAGTACATATTACCGACATAGATAATAAGACGATTAGGAGTTTGCGTAATTGGTGCAATAAGTTTGAAGGTAGCTACAAGCCACTTCCTAAATTTGTCTCTTTCGGTGGGAGAGTCGTCGCATTCTTTGGTTTGAGCATCATCGAAAAAGATGAGATCAGGTCTTTGGTGTTTGATATTAAGACCTCGCAATGCACTACCAGCTCCTTTAGCTTTAATAATGACTGCTCGTCCATGGTAGGAGCATTTTTTCTCTTCTTTATTGTCTGTTGAGAGATTGATTGTCCACTTTCCATAGACTTCCTCCATGTTAGGAGAACCAAGAGCATCACTAATATCACCAATTAGATTCTGTGCAAGATCATCTGTGGCGCAAATTACAGCGATAAAGCTGTACTTGTCATAAACAATTAGCCAGCAGATAATAATTTTAATGAAAGTAGTCTTTGCATGGGCACGAGGTAGGCCGAGAGCAAAGCGAAGAATCTTTCCAATCTGTTGAGGAGTACGAGTTACAAGAATCTGAAAGATTGCAACATAGAAATCAGGCAAAGGTGATACCATCACAGCAGGCAAGAGGAGTGCTGCGAAGAAATTTATATCAACTTTGCCCCTTTCATAAACATCTTTCGTGTCTACATTGACTGTAGAAACTTGAAAAGGCTGGACTTCTCCAATATCTTGCTTATCAAGAACCAGATCAGCCATTCTTTTGCGGCTTTACAAGACTTTTAAACAAGATATCAAGGGCTTTGCCGGCATCTTTAGTCTGTTTTTCTTGTATTTTCTTAAGATCAAAGGAAGAAGAAGGAACAGAAATGTATTTGGGGAGAGAGAGAGGCTTAGTAAACACTAGATTTCCTCCAGAACTTGCTTAACTTCATTCTTCTTTTCTTGAAGCTGCTTAAAAATATTCCTTACTCCTTCAGAACTCATAGGAGCAAGAGATTTTGCATCGATAGCGATGATTTCATTCTTCTCATTAACAGCAATAGCAGGCTTAGGAGCTTCTAGTACATGCTGAGGAAGCGCAATTTGAGCTACTGTAATGTTCACAAGAGGAGCGGTTGGAATAGGATTCTTAATCTTTGTCCGCTCAATTTGTCTCTTTGCGATAACTTCAAGTGCTCTTGTCAGATGAGGAAGTTCTGCTTCTGGCAAAGAATTCTCAATATTAGTAAGAATCTTGTGTTCCAGGTTCTGATAACGAGTATCTAAATGCTCTTCTTCTGTTTTCTCTTGAGCATTCTGGATAATTAATGCTTCAACCTCTTTTTTGAAGTCTTCATCCTTCAGAAGTTGAGAAATGTAAGAAGGCGAGCATCCTACGATGGATGAAATTTCAGCTGGTTTAATGCCAGAAGCTAGGAGATTACGGATTCTTTCTTTCATAACTTTAGCTCCAGGAAAAACTTTAGCTTCAGAAAATCCGGGCCCTTTCGGGAGATAGACTGCATAAGTAGATTCTAAGTGAGGAAAGGAAAAGGCCAACCCTATAAAAAAGGGGTAAAAATCAAGCAAGCATTCATGCAAATAGGAGAGAAGAGATTACAGATTTAGCAGATAGATAATGTGATGGATGGATAAAAAGTTTAGAAAAATTGTTCTGAGTCCGTTGATTGACAGCCGCGCGCGAACAACAAAAAAGCCCCACAAGGGGGGCTTCTAATTTGCTTTGTTATCTTATCTTGCCGCTTCACCGAAGTGCTCACAGTAAACTGCATAGTCTCGCACTGCTTGTTCATACTGGCGAGCCCTGCTCAGATTGCTCTTTGCCTGAATCTTGTTGCCAATCGAAAGCTGAGCTTCGGCGCAGATGCGATAGGTCTGAGCCAGCAGGCTCGCAGATTCTGCATCACTCAGAGTCTTGACTTGAAAACCGATTGCCATTATCTCTCTCCTCTCTCCAGTTCTGCCCAAGAACAGTTCCTAAGCATTAAGTCAATTATAGCTGAAGAACAAGATAATGTCAAGAATAAAAGTGTAAAAAATTGAAACAAAAAAGCCCACTATCTTTCGATAGCAGGCTGTTGTGAGCTAGACTAAGCTAACGTAGAATCAAAGGTCGGCCAGCGGGTCAGCAGTCGCTTCGCAAGCAGCATTCGCAGCTTCCAGCGGGCGCATGAACTTCTCCAGCGTAGCAGCATCCAGCGACTCAGCGAATGCAGCGAGACGAGCCGCAACCTTGTCCTTCGTAGACTGCTGTTGCAGTTGCAGTGCAGCTTTGTTGCTGACTAGGGTAATCAGCGTAGAAGTAGCAGCTTCGGAAAGCCCTTGCTTTGCAATCCAGTCAGCGAAGCTCGCTTTGAACTCACGAGCCAGTGCAAGGCCAGAGCCATCCCGCACACCTTCTGCGATCAACTCTTCCCAGGTTTCGGCAATCTTCAAGCCATCCTTGACAGTAGCCGTACCCGGCACCATCTTGTTGCGTGCCTGTGCCTTGACAGCAGCAAGCATAGCGCCTTGCACCCAATTGGCTCGATCATCTTCAAAGACCGGCAAGCCTTCTTCTACAATCTCCTGGCCCTTCTCGTCCTTCTTCACCGGGGAATTCACGAAGGGCAGAATGTCCAGCAGAGTGGGACAGTGAATCGTCTGTTCACCCACCTTGTTGAACTTGCCATTCTCTTTCTTGCTAACGTCGATCGTGATCTTTGCAAAGCTCATGTCAGTTTCTCCTTAAGGTTTTGACATCCCCACCTTGATTGGTGAGTGATTGAATAATAGCACACTTTTAAAGCCTGTCAAGCTGGAGAATTGTAAAGATTATCCATTCTCTATTTAGTATCTGAAGCTGATCACCCAACTACCCAGAACTACCACTTTGCCGGGAATACGATTTTTAGGGGGTACCCCGATATCAGTCAGGGAAGCACATAAGGGAGATTCTAAGCACAGAGATAAAGCTACTAAGGCTATTTCTAATGAGTAAACTAGAGATTAATTTAAAGCTATTTAATAGAATCTATATAAATATAATTATTTTCAAAAAATTTGCTTCATGACGTATTATGAATACTTACCCTATTATTTTGTTCAGAGCTACTAGAATCTCATTGAGATTAGAATCTACCTTACCTCTCACACCTACCCTCTACTGGCATACCCCTCAGAAACAGTATTCGAGGCAATCTGATAGATCAGGGCATCCCGGCATGCGGGTAATCCCTCCCCCTTGAATTCAGAATCTGTGCTATACTGGAATTGGAGAATTTCAACTGTTGTATTTTTACAACACTTTAGGATTCTCTGATTGAGATACTGGTTAACAAACATTTTAAAAGGAAAGATAAATGAAACTCATTGTAGGCAAGAGCTATAAGCGTAGGGATGGGAAGATTGTTGTCCTTATCCCTGTAAAAGGTATGAAATACACAGTAGAGGCGGATGGTTGGTATTATAATACCAATGAACAGATTAGGGGTCATTATGTGAAGCCTGAAGAAAACCATTATGCTGACCTCGTTGAAAGAGTAATCACGGATACTGAGATTCTTGATTATATTGCATCAAAAGTTGAAATAGTCCAGCTTGGATGGAAAGGAATGAGACCGGATGCTTACATAGTAGGTAACCAACTAAGATATATGATTATCGGCTACATCGCGCTCGAAGAGAAGTAAACATTCTAAGTAAACAATTAGAGGAAACAATGACAATAGACAAAGACCTCCAAGAAGCATTTGGCAGCTTCATACCAAAGCAAGCTTACGTTGCGCCAATTTCTGACATTGCGCTTGAAGTGTTTTCTTCTAAACTGGAAAACATCAAAGTGGGAATGCAAGAGTTCGCCGAAGGCGATGCTAAGCCTATCTCCACCTTTATCCCTCCTAACTCAGTCATTAAAGACATTATTCACGATGGTTTTGTTGTTGAAGTCTCTGAGCAAGTAGAACAAAAGCAAATCAGCGAAGAAGACATTAAGAATGCAGCGAAAGAGGTGCGCAAAGCCCATTATGCTGCAGTTCAAGCACAGAAGAAACGGGTTTCTAGAAGACTCTTGCTAGCTGAAAGAGCAAAAAAGCTCACTGTAGTTTGCCCAATTACTGGGATTGTCTCACTGCTAGAGGTGCCGGCAATTCCCTTCAAAGCTCTTATCTACAGCCATCCTTGCAGCGAACTCGCTAATGCAAGAGGAATGGCACAACAGGGCTTTTCCTATCTTAAGAATCTGGACACTCAAGTCTTAGCAGGCTTATTGATAGTCCTTGCAGAAAGTTATGATCTTTTTCGTTTTCAACCTTACGACAGTGGGGCGCAGAAGAATGCGCTTCTAAGAACAGCAGGGAAAGAGCTCCTAATTGCTGCAATTCTTCTAATAGAGGATCAGGTTCATTCAAAAAACAATGAGTTTCTTCCCAAGCTTTCTCTTGTCTTTGATCCATTTCTAGAGAATCATGGAGTAGATAACAGGCTTTCAAATTACTTGAAGCTCCTGAGTGAAGCTATCGAAGCTCCTGATAAGGAAAGATGGGAAGAGAACAAAGTAAAGAAGATCGGCAAACCTCTTCTTATCAAGGATGTTGAATCCGCAGCTACAAAAATTAGTTTCCTTGCAAGACAGGAAATCTCTAAGGCTAAGAAAGAATTTGAAGCTGACAAGAAAGCTGGAAAGCAAATCATCTCTGAGCTCTTCACAAAAGGAAAAGTATCTCAGAAGATGAAGATTTTCGTAAATCAGCTTCTTACTGAGAATGCTTTGCTCGAAGCTGCTAGCGATCTTATTCAAATGCTCATAGCCCAGAAATTAGCTCTGATTGATGGGACGAATGAGCTAATTAAGATTCTTGAAAAGGATAGAAAAATCCTCTTGATGGAGACAAGCGAGATTGAAGAGATCGTAAAGAAAAGACTTCCTCAGAAAGAGCAAGAGGCTGCTAGCTTCGTTGAGAAAGAAGTAGGCGAAGCCAAGGCTCGCACCGATTCTCCTCCTAACAACGAAAAAAAGAATAAAGAGACCGAAGAGATTCCTACTCCTCCTGAAGGCTTAAGTAACTTTGAAAAGATTCTTTGGATCAAAAAGTGGAAGGCTTCTAAAAAGATAACTCCTGAACCTTGGGTTGCATATAAGTCTCATGGCAATCCATTTCCTCCTGTGCATACTTACGAGCCTTCAGTGACAAAGCAGAAACTTGGAGGACAAGAATGATGTCAATTTTACTTAATGATGAACAAGAATCTCTAAAACTAATTAAAGAAGCTCTCAGATTGGGAGTTTTCAGCGGTGAATATGAGAAAGACGTTAAATTTCTTCTAATCGTCATTGCAAAATTAGAATTAAGAATAGAGAATCTAGAAAAATTGATAGGAGGACAAGAATGATTCTTGAAACCTCCACCAACGGACATGCTGTTCCATCCTTCAGCATCTTCCAACCATTCTCAAACAATAAAGTAGAGACTCTTATCCATTGCCATATGGCTCAGATGAAGATAAAGCGAGATGATCTACCTGCACAAATCTGCGCTAAAGATGGCAAAGTCTATACTGCAGTCTACGATTCCCGCTTTCCTGAAAAGATGCAGGAAATTCCTGTTATAATCAGCTTCCAGCAACACACTTATGGAAGATTTGCAATTATCCGCCTGGATAAGAAACAAAGGAAGTAAAGAATGATAGAACACCTTGAACAGAGAATTAGTCAGTTCAACAAAGAACTAGAAGCTGTAGAGCTTGCTTTACAGGTGCAAGCTTCTTCCACTCTTGCTCTAAAGAAATTCCTTCTAGAAAAAAGACTAGAAAATGAAAAACAAGCCTTTAATCATTTCTCAGAACAGGAAGAACAGAAGCAAGAAGCAAAACCACTTGAAAAGCATGCAACAGTGGCAGATGCAATTGCAGCAAATTCAGCGCTTTCTAAACTTGATCTTGCTAAAATACGAGAGCAGGCAGTAAAGGAACTGAATGATCCTCTTGGTTCTTTTGAAGAGATTGAAGAGGATGATTCAGAGGTTGATCCCAACGCTCTTGCAGAAGACTATGAAGCGGAAGTAGAAGCCAAAGAACTAGGTAAACAAGAATCTTTTGCTCTTAACATTGTCCTGAATCCAAAGCAATTGATTGCTAAGGAAATGGCAATGCAGGGTAAGAGCTTCTGTTTGATTGGAGCAGCAGGAACAGGCAAGACTACAGCACAAAGAGCAGTCGCCGAAGCTCTTCTTCAGGACCAAAAGTTATCCGTAAGTCAGTTCAGAACTTACGATTCTGATGGGAATAGAAAGTACGTCACAGCTCCTTCTATTGCTTTCTGTGCCTTCACTCGTAGGGCGGCAGGAAATTTGAAGAAGGCTGTTCATAAATCTCCCCTGTTGGCAAAAGAGCTTGAACACAACATCATGACAATTCATGCTCTACTTGAATATGAGCCAGAGACTTATCAGGATTACAATGAAGAAGGAAAATTAGTAGATAAATTTCGCTTTGCTCCCAAGAGGACAGCAGAAAATCCCCTTACAATCACTCATCTAGTAATCGAAGAGGCATCAATGTTGGATGCCTATTCTCTTTGGAAACAACTATATGAAGCACTTCCTCCTGGAATTCAAATTATCTTTATTGGGGATATCAATCAACTTCCGCCTGTCTTCGGTCCCTCTATCCTTAATTACGCTTTGGTGCAGCTTCCCATCGTCGAACTCACGGAAGTCTATAGGAATCAGGGTATTGTTCTCGAAAACGCCCATAATATTCTGGCAGGAAAGCTACTCGTCGAAGACCAAAATTTTGTTATCGTGCGAGGTAAGAGTCAGGTAGTTGTAGGGCAAGCTAAGCTGGCTGCTACTCTAGGCAATCTCTTCAACCAATGGCTTGATCTTAAAGGAAATGATGGCTTGCCAGAGTATGATCCAGAAGACTGTATTATCTTGAGTCCCTTCAATAAGCAGGACCTAGGGACGGTCAACATGAACAATTGGATTGCACAACATCTAGGAGCCAGAAGGAAAGCTGTAGTCCATGAAGTCATTGCAGGCTTCCAGAAACTTTATCTCGCAATTGGGGATAGAGTGATGGTCAACAAAATGGATGGTGTTATTCTAGACATTGTCCGTAACGGAGACTATTCGGGCAGAGAACCGCAGATTGCTGGTTCCGACCTCACTCGCTTTGGTGTAAGAGTTCTAGGTCAGCAAGGACAAGATTCCCTTGACGATATTGCAGTAGACATTAACTACAGTAATTTCTCTCTGGAATCTCTTGAGGAGCAAAAGGGTGAGAGAAAGCAGCAAGCAAGTCATGTAATCACGGTGCAGTATGAGAATGGAAAGATAGAAGAACTTCGAAGCGCCGGGGATTTCGGGGAACAGGCTTTTTCCCTAGGCTACTGCTTAACAGTTCACAAAGCTCAAGGCTCTGAGTGGAGAAAGGTTTTTATCCTCCTTCATAAAGATCACGCAACGATGCTTTACAGGGAACTCTTCTACACTGCAGTTACTCGAGCAAGAACGAAAGTAACGATTGTTGCAAAAGATTTTATCATCGAGAAGGCAATCAAGAATCAAAGAATCAAAGGAGATACTATCAAAGATAAAATCGAGTACTTTAATTCAGGAATCATGGATAATGCC